TTATTCACCTTCAATTAAATTCAATATTTTTTCCTCTAAATTTTCTAATGCAACTCTTGAAAAACTTTCGTAATGCAACTCTATCTGCCCTGAATTAAAATTAATTTTTAGTTCGCATATTTCTTTCTGATAAAAAACTTTGAAATTCATACTTATAGGGTTTTTTTTAAATTTATTAATAATTTTAAGAGCATCAAAGTTATTCTGAAATTCTAGAGTTATAGCATTTAGAGAAGTATCAAGTAAATTGATATTTGAAAAAGTTACTTCACTAATAGTCATCTCCAGTTCTGAAAAGTGGTTGTATATTTGATTAAAAGTGAACTCCCAATTAATTAAAGTGTTAGATGAAATTTCAGAGATATGCTTTTCAGCACTTAAACAAACTTTTTTTTCGCCAAAAATAATAATGCAATTAAACTTTATTAAAATTAATATTTGTGCAGAATACATTCTTGAGAATTTCTTTGTTTCAAGATTTTGAGTATTTTCGTCATAGAATAGTTCATATGAGTCAAAATATTTAACAAAGGTGTATCTGATAAAATCCGAAAAATGTTCTACATCCTTTACTTCAAATTTATTTTTCGGCATAGAGTTGAAATCCTCAAAAAAACTTTGAATTTTTTTTATTGAGGTATTATCTATTTTTTTAAATATATAAAGCATTATCCCCATTTCCTTCCTCAGAAAACTGTTAATGGGTTAAATTCTCTAAATGCACAAGTATATAATAACCCAAAAATCCATATTATGTTTATTTTCGACAAAAGTAGACAAATTTATGATTTATTAGATGCGGTAAAAGTCATGAATCGATTACTAGCGAATTCATATGTAACATTGAAAAGAGTTGCTATTTCATTTGTGAAATTATTATACGGCTGAATTGCTTTTATTTTTCTAAGCATAAATGTCGGAATACAAAACTTATATGCAAAACGCTTCGCTTGCATTTCCTGCAGCTCTCTCAACAGAGGGGGCATAATCAGTTGATTTCCTTCATGTCTTAGCGCATGACAAAGTTCATGACCAAAATCTTGCCACTGTTCTTGAGGGCTGAGGCGATTATCAATGATAATAGTTCCAGCATAATACCGGCTGCTGATGTTTAAGAATTCGACTTTTAAATTGGAGCGGTAGGCGATGTCTAATAGATCAAGTTCGGATGGATTTGTTATGTTGATTTGATGATAGAATGCTTCAATCCAGTCATCTAAGTGTGTTGTGTTTTTTGGCAAAATTCGTTCCAACTTAAGCAACTCCTTATAAAAAAATAAGAACCAATGTTCTGTTTTAGGTTAATAAAAAAAGCCTTTTTGTAGGCTTCTGTAAAAGTGTTTAATGTATTATTTTTTGTTTTTAATGAACTCCCAAAACTGAATTAATTCCTCAATCTTATCATCGGGTGCATCTTTAAGATCTTTAAAGAAAAGTTGTGTTTTCGGATTTAAGAGCTCTTTCCACATTTCCTCATCTGATGCCTCAAATTCTCTCCCTGTTATTAAGAAATCTATACTCACATTGTAGAACTGAGCTATTTTTTCTAATGTATCATAATCAGGCTCATTATCTCCCGTTTCATATCTTGCATAAGTTGCTCTATTGATACCTAATCTTTCCGAAAGAGCTTGTTGAGAGAGCTTAGGTCTATGATTATTTCTTAGTTTTTTTAACCGCTCACTTAATCCAGTCATATTAAAACCCCTGACATAAAAATCTTAGTTTATATGTAATTTGTTGTTTAGTTCATTATAAGTGATAATAGGTCACAATTAAATTTTTGTGATAAAAAAACACAAAAAGGGTTGATTGTGATGATATAACACATTATAATTGTGATGAAAGATCACAATGTGGAGGTGATTTAGTGAAGTCCAATCAATGGTTAAAAGATTTCAGAGCGAGTAAAAGTCTCAAACAGTATGAAGTGGCAAGGGAAGCAGGTATTGATAGGTCTTATTATACCAAGATTGAGAATGGTCAAACCCCAAGTGTTAGAGTTGCCAAGGTTTTAGGCAATATTCTAGATTTTGAATGGACAAAATTTTTTAATCATAATTGTGATGATACATCACAAAACGAATAGGAGATGTAGCCAATTGAAAATAACCGTCACAAAAGGCCCTCTATTTCATCAAGCAGAAGCCAGGGCTTACAAGTACCTAAGTGGCATCTTAATTAAACGAATGAAAGAGCATCAAGAAAAAATTGAAAGAGAAAAGAAAGAATTAGTTGCTTCTTCATCATGATACCCATTTAAAAATTTTCTAGCTGTTCTAACTTGGAAAAAGTTCTTAACCAGAACAAAGGGGGTGAGGAAGTTGAGGTTGGGGGTAGTGCTCCGACAAGCAAGGAAAAGAGCTGGGATGTCCCAAGAGAAGTTGGCTGAATTGTTAAGTCGCTCAAGGAGCTGCATATCAAAATTTGAGAATGATCAAAAGATGCTTGATGTTCCTACATATGTGCGGTGGATGGAGGCGACAAATGCAAAAGAAGCCATGATCGCAACCTTATGTGGTGTCGATCCACTTGCGGTCACGCAGCAAATTACAGCCATTATGGCTTTGTTTGGAGGATGAAGATGAGAAAAGCGATTTTCAAGAGTATTGATCATGAAGGGATAACAGCTGAAATGATCTGTATTGAACAACTACAAAAAAGATTAATGAAAGCATTAGAGTGTGCTGATACAAATACGGCATTGGCAGCTCACAAAGATATTGCAAAATCATTAAACCAAATTCAGCGTTACGAAAGCCAAGCTAAAGTTCATTTATTAAAACAGGCTGCGAGGATTACAAAAATCAAATATCCCAAATCATTAAAAAATAGATTGAGAGGATTGATCTAGATGAAGTATTTGTTCACAGCAAGTCGCTTAATGAAGGCGAAAGATATCGTGAAACAATGTCAGATGCGTCATACAGAGGAAGGGCTCATTTTATTAGCCGCTCTGGAATTACAGATTAGAACGGAAATAGAAAACAGAAAAAAGCAGCAAGCTCCGACACTTACTGCTTAAATCATTTCAAACCATGAATAACAAAATGATCGATCTCATTATAGCGTTATTTAGAGATCACGACAAGGCTTATTCTTGTCGTCCGGCTTGCGGATGGGACAGTGCACACCTACCCCCTCAAATCATGCTCCATCCGCGGTCGGACGATGCGAATAAGCATCAAATAATGTGTTAGGGAGGAAAGAAGTCTTGAGAACTAAACCAGTTATTAAACCTTTCAGTGAGAGACAGTCAGATCAGTTCTATTTATCACAAGTGAATGGATCAATTGTGGTGACTAACAAAGGTAAGCCAATGTTCCAATTTCCTGATAAACAAGCCTTTGAGAAATTTCAACAACTAAAGGCAGATGCGATCCGCTCAAAATTAGAGATTTCTTGATGCTTACATCAAACAGAAGAGGAGGGAAGAAGATGAATATTGAGCATCCGATCATCACAGAGATTAATAGATACGGCTATCCAAAAGATATGGTGAGGCAAGAAGAGCACTTTGGAATTGATTTTTATGGGTCAGAAATTTTGCTAGAAGATGACTATGTTGAGGATAAAAATTCGGGTGAACTGATCTTGCGAGAAAATCTAGAACGATATCTTGCAGAGGAGCTTGATTTTGAATTTAAAACAGCAAAATAAAAGAGTTCACTCCCAACAAGTGAACTCATCTAAATAACCAGACACAGAATAAGGTGTCAACCACTATTATAAGCAGGTTGGCACCTAAATTCAATGGGGGTTTCTTATATGAATGGATTGTCAAATATTGATTACTCAAAATATATGGCAGCTTCACAACAATCAGCAGGAACGTCAGTAACAACCGAAGCAATGGTTAGTCGGCAGGCACAAGAAGTACAAGCAGCTATGGTCATAGCAAAGAAGTTTCCGCGAGACGTTTATGCTGCTTTTGAACGAATCAAGAAAGCATGTGAAAGAAAGCTGTTGGCCGAAAGTGCAGTTTACGAATATCCAAAAGGCGGATCAAAAATTTCAGGTCCTTCCATCCGACTTGCTGAGGCTTTGGCCCAGAACTGGGGAAACATTGATTACGGAATCATGGAACTCGAACAAAAAGCTGGAGAATCTTCTGTAATGGCTTATGCGTGGGATCTTGAAACTAATACCCGTCAAACAAAAATCTTCACAGTAAAACACGAACGGAAAGCAAAGGGAACGATAACTAAACTCAATGATCCAAGAGATATTTATGAACTTGTGGCTAATCTAGGCGCACGTCGAGTTCGTGCATGCATTCTTGGAGTGATACCAGGAGACATTGTTGATGCCGCAGTTGATATGTGTCAAAGAACGCTGATTAGTGGTCATAAAGAGCCTTTAGAAGACCGCTTAAGAAAGGCATTAACAACATTTAAAGCTGATTTTGGTGTTACGAAGGAAATGGTCGAGGAATATGTCGGTAGCAAATTAGATGCCTTTACTGAGCAAGATTACCTCAAAATAGGACGCATCTATACTTCACTTCGTGATGGAATGGCAAAGAAAGAGGACTATTTCAACGTCAAAACTTCAGGTGCTACTAATGCCACAAAATCCAAAATCGAAGAAGAGTTTCTAAAGCAGCAGGAACAAAAAGAAAGTGCTGAAAAGGCTGGTGAGCCAGCAAATGATGATTCCGACAATCAACAAGGAGAACTACTACTCTAACGAGATCGACCAAGTTTATATGTCAAATTCTCAATATAAGAGTTTCTTAGAGTGTGAGGCGGCTACAATGTCAAAACTCAACGGTGAATGGCAGCCGCCGTCCTCTGAAGCTCTTTTATTCGGACAATACGTCCATGCATGGCTTGAAGGAGATCAGGCCTTTGATGAATTCAAGAGGAACACACCTGCTCTATTTACACAAAAGGGCCAGCTTTATAAACAATATCAATTGGCTGATCTCATGATTGAAGCTATACAGAATGACGATTTATGCCTGTTTGTTCTTCAAGGAGATAAAGAAGTGATTATCACAGGTGAATTGTTTGGAGTGCCCTGGAAAGGAAAACTCGATGTGTACAACCCAGCAGGTGGACGCTTTGCTGATCTTAAAACGACTCGCTCTCTTAGAGAAAGAATATGGGATCAAGAGCTTGGCTATTGTTCATTTGTAGAAGCCTATGGATATATTGCTCAAATGGCCCTCTATGCGGAAATAGAAAGACAGGAAGCAGGACGTAGTGAATGGTTAGAGCCTTTGATTGTGGCCATATCAAAAGAAGATCCACCAGATAAAGCAGTTATCAATATTGATGAGTCAAGAATGGAAATTGAGTTAGAAGATATAGAAAAAAACATGGAGCGGATCGTTCAGGTTAAGCATGGCGGAGAAAGACCGAGAAGATGTGAAAAGTGTAAGTATTGTCGTTCTACAAATCGTCTAAACCGCATCATCCATTTTTCTGAACTGGTGAACAGCTAATGAGGGAGAAGCTAATCATTAAAGTTCCTATTCCGTTTGTGTACCTGTCTTTATCTAAATCAAGTCGTAATCAAGCTGCGTTATTTAGAGCGTATGTAAAGGGTTATATCCAAAGAAATGAGCCAGGTCTTACTTTTATTAGGATCAGTGGAATGTACGCTCTATGTGAGGTTAAAAGGCCTTAAATAACGATGTTGGGGAGGAGGAAGTTATTTGTCTACTGGATGGGTAAAACTGCATCGGAAAATATTAGAACACGAATTATGGAATGACGTAACTACCTTTAGACTGTTCACTTTATTAGTTATGAGAGCAAGTCATCAAGATGGCTTCAAAATGAATGGAGTTGTTTTAAATAAGGGCCAGTACATAAGATCGTACTCAAAACTATGTGAGGACCTCGCTTATAAAGAAGGAAGAGGGCTAAAAAAGCTGTCTAAAAGTACAATTATGCGTTCAATTAAGAAACTCGTTACGAACAACATCATCACTGTTAGCGAAACGGAACTAGGAACACTATTCACCATCGTGAAATACGAGTCATATCAAGAGTTTTCGAGTGATCACGAAACAGAACCCAGAACGGAAGAAGAACCTATCGCAGAACGAAGACGGAACGAAAGCGGTACGAAGTCGGAACTATATCAAGAATTAAAGAATTTAAGAATTAAAGAAGAAGAGGAAGAAGAAAAGAGAGCCTCAGTAGAAATTGATTTAACTCCTTTCCAACAGATCGAAGAAAAGTACTTATCACGAAAAGGTGGGTTGATGTTAACACCAAAAGATTCAGCTGCCATTGAAAGGATTCTCAAGGAGCGAATCCCACTTGAAAACATATTGGTGTGGATCGACGAGGTATTCGATCAATATCAACCAAAGCATAGAGCAGACAGTATTAAATCATTTGCATATTTGGAATCAGCGATTCTTGATCGTTGGCATGCACAGTTGCACCAACCTCAGCCTCTTAAAAACAATGTTTCTGAATTTAAACCAAAGCAGCATAGGCAAAGTAATTTAGACGCACTAGCTCAATACGCAAAAGAAAATGGGATTAAATTTGGAGGAGGTTGATGAACATGGATCAAGAGCAAGCAATGTCTATCCTAACAAGAATTGCAGCTGCCTATCCAAGGTTTGAACTCACTACAGACGCGATTGGAAAAGAAAGAATTAAACTTTGGCTTGATCACCTAAAGGATCAACCCTATGAACAGGTTTTGAAAAAGATCGACCAGCACATTGCTGAAAAGAGAATCCCACCTGCTATCGCAGAGATCAAAATCAAACAACCAGAGCAAAATGAATTCTTAGCGAAACAGAAAGTGTGGGAACAAAATGCAAAATTTGCGAAACGTAGAGGCTGAACAGTTTTTATTAGGTTGTATCATCCTTGAGGGTGATCTGATTAAGGAAACGGCACTAGAGCCCAGACATTTTGCTGATGAACGGCATAAGCGGATTTTCGAAGCGATGAGGGAAGTGGACAAGCTAGGTAAGCCTGTTGAATTGGCCAATATCGCTGCCTTTATGGGAGACCTTTTAAATTCAATTGGAGGCTTTGAATACTTAACCAATCTTGCAAGTACTGTTCCCTCAAAACATGCTTTCGAGACCTATGAAACATTAATTTACGAGGCTTTTAGACTCAGAGATTTACAAAGTGCAGCTTTAGCTTTTGCTAATGCCCCATGCGAGGAGGGTATCACTGAGCTTTATCAAAAGACCATTGAGGTGCAAGAAGTTGGAGTTAAAGCCACTCGGACGAAAATGGATGTTCTGACGGAGATATTCATGAGCATGGAAGAAGAACAAGGAGATCTTACGGGAGTCGACACTGGTCTTGCGGATCTAAATGCCATGACAGGTGGTTGGCAAAAAAGCGATTTGATTATCGTGGCTGCTCGTCCATCCATGGGAAAGACTGCTTTTGCTCTTAACTTAGGATGTAACAACGCGCTAAAGGGTGGAGTAACTGATATTTTCTCGCTCGAAATGTCAGATACACAGTTAACTCATCGAATGTTAAGCAGCCTTGGGAGAATTGAAGGCACGAAGTGGAGAAATCCAAAAAAGTACTTTAGCGATCAAGATTATGATAGAGCTAACAAAGCCATGGGTGAATACGAAAAATTAGATATCTATATTCATGATCAGCCCACTCAAACAGTCGCAGATATCCGGTCCCAGATCCGAAAAACGAAAAAGGATCATCCAGATCAAGATCATCTAGTGATCATTGACTATCTTCAGCTCATTACCCCAATCGGTAAATTTGAGAGCAAAAACTATGAGGTTGGTGCCATCACCAAAGAGCTGAAGAATATGGCGAGAAGCTTTAATGTCCCAATCATTTTACTATCACAGCTCTCACGTGGAGTGGAACAGAGGCAAGATAAGCGTCCAATGATGTCTGATCTGCGTGATTCAGGAAGCATTGAACAAGACGCTGATATCGTTACGTTCCTCTATCGTGATGATTATTACAACAAAGATAGTGAACAGAAAAACATAGTTGAAATCATCTTTGCTAAACAGCGAAATGGTGAAGTTGGGACAATAAATGCTGCTTTTATGAAAGAGTACGGAAGGTTTGTAAATTTATCGCGGCAAATGGAAGCCGCTTTATGATACGGAGGATGAACATGTCAAATATTAATAGCAAACAGCGTCGTGAGTACCTTTTAAGCGAATTAACTCGTATTGGATATTTAGCTAGTTTGGACAAGAACCCTGAAAATTTATCACTCTATGAACTTGAAATGCTTGTTATTTCTCTCAAGAGTCAACGTGGCAGCAGGGTGTTAACATATAACGCCAGGATGGAGGCACCTAAATGAAGATAGCATTTACCATCTACGGAGAACCGGTTGCACAGGGGCGTCCAAGAGCTACTCATATGAATGGAATGACGAGATTATACGACCCCAAGAAGTCACGAGACTTTAAGCAATATGTGAAGTTGGCTGCAAGTGATCATCGTCCAGATCAACTTCTTACTGGTCCACTGGAGTTGAGGGTTAAAGTTTACAAATCCATCCTAAAAAGTTTCAGCAAGAAAAAGGCCGCAGAAGCTGAAAGAGGTGAGTTGAGACCGGCTAAGAAGCCAGATGTTGATAACTACATCAAAGGGATAAAAGATGGCCTGAGTAAAGTCATTTGGCAGGATGATAGTCAAATTGTTGATCTGCATGTAAGTAAGTTCTACAGCAGCACACCAAGAATTGAAGTCGAAGTAGTAACCCTAACCCACGAGGAGGAAAAGTTATGTCAACAAACATTAATCTAAATTCTTTTGCAGAAGGTGCATTGAAAGAACAATTCAACATTGAACTCCAACGTATTTTAGAAAATATTGCTGATCCAAATACAGATCCAAAAGCAAAAAGAAAACTAACTATCCAAGTAGCACTTTATGGAGATGAAAGCCGAGATGTTGTCTTTACAAACGTAGTAGCAAAATCTCAACTTGCTCCAGGAAGAGAAGTAGAAGCGAAATTATTTATGGACACCGACTTACAGGGGAATGTCACGGGAGCTGAACTCAAATCTGGGATTCTAGGTCAAACATACATTGATGATGCGGGTGATATAGCAGAACATGACGGCCAAAAAATCATCAATTACCAACAAAAGAAATCAAATTAATTTCTAAAAATAAGTACTGGAGGAATGAAAAATGATTAAAGAAGCACTTCAATATATTACAGGATTGGCTAATACGAAGATTTGGAAAGTTGAGGATGTAGTTTATTCAACTGAAACATTATCAAGAATTAAGGAACCTATACCAAGTACAATTCATGTACATTCTTTGTCTGGTTTAGTGGAATATCTTCAGTCTAATTTTGATGCGCCAGGGCAGCTAATGGTACATGTTGAATCTCCAACATCAATAACTGTGTATTCTCAATTAAATCGAGATGCAGAAAGAAAGATTTTTATTAAAGCAGAAGCAATGATACCTTCATTCAGGTTTGATAGTTTCTATGATCCTGAAACATTTAACATCAAGCTTCAATCAGTTTTTGTGCGGAATGAGGACAGGGACATCATGCTGAAAGTTGTTGGAAATATTAAAGAGGAAGCGGTGCAAACAATAGGTGATGACGGTGTATCTCAACAAGTTGTCGCAAAAGCTGGTCCCGCTTCAGTAGCAAATGTACAAGTACCTAACCCAGTAGTTTTGGCTCCATTTAGAACATTTGTTGAAGTGAAACAGCCAGAATCAAATTTTGTTTTTCGAATGCAGAGCGGTCCTGCTTGCGCCCTTTTTGAAGCAGATGGTGGTGCGTGGAAACTAAAAGCTATGGAATCTATTAGAAAATACTTAGTACAAACGCTGCAAGAAGAGATTAATACGAAGAAAATCAAAGTAATTGCGTAATGGCACGCAAACGTTCAAAACGGTGGTTCCTGCTTTACCGCAAAGAGGATGGACAGCACGTCCACCTCTACGAACCACTTAAAAAATATGAACTGCACAGTCGGATCAGGAAAGGATGGAGGATTATCAGATGAAAAACAAATTCTTAGAAGGAGACTGGATCAAAGCATCAAGGAAAGGCAAAAGAGAAACACTTAACAAAGAAGGTTATGTACTTAAAGTATCTGAAGATGACATTTTAGTAAGGTTCCTTAGTGGTAATACCTTGGTTGTTCCAAAGTCTTGGGCTGAAAATTTGGAAGAGGCACTTACTGAAGATGATCTGAAGGCTTTGATTGATTTGTCTTTAGATTTAAGGGACGAACATCTCTTTAGAATGTGTGTATGTGATTTGCAAGCTCTTCAGGGCAAATAAAAAGAACCGAAGCACAAGGCTCCAGTTCTATTGAATCTGCACAATTCATTATAACATGGGAGGCCTTGTGCATGAACTTACCTATTGAAATTTTAACTACAAAGAAAATTGAAGAGCATATTGAGTTTGGCAGAGTAAAACTACTCATCCTAGACGGAGTTAACCACAAAGCCTACTTATCAGATATTCCTGATTACGGGAAGACTAGTATTCATTCAAAAGACGGCTTACCTATAAGGGTACAGTATGATTATGGATATAAAATAATGTGAACATTGTTATATTATGGATTACATGTTACGATTTATAGGATTTTTGGATGATGGGAGATAAATTGATGAAAGAATGGTTAAAAGAAAACAAGTGGATTTTTGTTGGGGGAATTGTAATTGTTGCAGCAATACTAACTCCCCTTATATTATTCATGGTGAGAAATCATTTAGATGAAGATACATTTGCAGCATTAGGACCAGTAGGAGATTTTTTTGGTGGAACAACAGTTGGACTCTTAACGTTGGCAAGTATGTTATTTGTTATTGCCAGTATTTCAATGCAAAGAAAGCAACTCGATATGCAACAAGATGAATTAAAGATGCAGAGAGAAGAGCTTGCTAAAACTAGAGAAGAGTTTGAACTTACAAACAAGACATTAACTAAACAGCAATTTGAGAGTACTTTCTTTAATATGATTAGTTTACATCATAACTTATTGAAAGACTTAGAAGGAGGAAGGTATTACTTTAATAAATTTTATAATAGTCTTTCTAAACAGTATAAGCATTCAATCAAATTATATTGGGCTAGCCGATTGTTAAATTTAAGAAATAGCCACTTTGATAAATTCAAAAAATTGTTACTAACAATATATTTATATGATAAAAAAATTGATAATTTAAGTGATCATTTGCATAATATTAATTCTAGTGATTTTAACAAAATAAATCTGATAAAAGAAATCGAGATTAAGAGTAATCAATATTTTAATAAGAATAAATCCGATCTTATAGATGATTTTGAACGACAGGAAATAGATGGGCATTTAGAAAAATGTATAGATAACACTTTTATATTGGGTTATTTACAATCGAAAGATAGTTATAGATTAAATTATAAAACTAGGCATCTTCATCATTATTATAATATTACAAATGTAGAATTCTTTGAAAATATTGAAGATGAATGGGTCGTTAATTTTATGAAACAATCAAGAGAAGAAACTTTTCTTAATCCATTGCCTTTTATAAAAAAGTCAACTTATGAGAAGATCTACACTCAAAAAGAGGAGCAAATAGGACACTATTACAGAAATCTTTATCGAATCGTAAGGTTTATAGAGGATGAACAGTTTAATGAAAAAGAAAAAAAGAAATATATAGGGATATTACGGGCACAACTATCTTCAATGGAATTATTAATGCTTTTCTATAATGTCGTGTATTCAAAGAAAGGAGAGAAATTTAAAGAAATCTTAAAAGGTACAAACTTTTTTGATGATCATTTAATTGAGTCAAAATTTCTATGGTCAAATGATAAAGAAGAGTTAGCCGCTTTAAAATAGATGTGATATGCGTGGTGAATAACCTTGACTGTTGAAGTACTTCACCTTTTACCAGAGGTAAATGAAAAGCAGGTCCGTCAGACATTAATAAATGAATTGAAGCTTTATAAAGCATTAAAAGTTAAACAAGAGAATTTAGATGAGCAAAAAGCAAATGGCATCTTAACTTTGTTTCCAAAATTAAGAGATCAAAATGTTTGTTCGGAGTTGAAGGTACGACAAATAGAAAGAGCACTAGAGTACAGCTTGGATGAAATTGAACAAGACATCATTCGCATGAAGTACCTTACTTCACGAATGGTTAAAGATCTTGAAGTATGTGAAGAACTAGGATTAAAGAAAGATCGATATTACAAATTGAAAAAGCAAGCTACGTTTAAACTTTCGACAGCACTTGGAATCATCTGAGTGCTGTTTATATTCAGAAATTTTTAGAAAGATTTAAGATGATAAATACAAACGATTAAAGAAAGGTTGATATTTCGAAATTTTTACTTAAACTTATTGTAAACTTGAATATTTAATCTATATGAATTCAATAAAATTAAGGGGTGTAAAATGAGCACACTTTTTAGAAATCATTCTATATTTGCTAGGGTTTTAAGAGATAAAGATTTACCTATTTTAAAAACCTTTGAATTTAATTTTTTTAGATGTGTTAATGTAGAGGATTGGGTGTTTGGAAAAAATGTAAGTGATCTACACAAGGGGAATTTAAGAGATAATAACGGTGAGGGAAGGCATTCAAGACTGTTCCCACATGAAAAAATATCTTATTGGGCTGATGATACTTCTACTGCTTTAGCTGAAATTAAAAAGCATGGTGGTAATAAAAATTATTTAACATTTATGGCTTATGATGATAGAAGCAGTACTTTCCCAACGCTAAACACAAATGAAGACTTAGTCATTATAGATGGAATTCAACTTGAATTTGATAAGATACTTTCAAAAATAGAAAGAAATGAAGAGTTAATGTTAGACGAGAAAAAATTAATTAATTTAATTGAGCATAGAAAACCGGATTGTTTAGCTTATAAATCAAAAGCCAAAAAAGGAGGAATAAATTTTCTGTTCTTTGAAAAAGGTTTTAATAAACTTTCAATAAAAAAAGTGAAGTTATATTTCGGTGAGAAAAGGCATAAAAATTACAATACCATTATCTGTGCTGATACTAGTGATTATACACCGTATATTGAATCATATGGTAAATTTTTCGAGCCAATAGCTAAAGTTAAAACTGATAGGAATTATAAAACAACAGATGAATATAAGTTTAGGTCTGAAAACTATTCAAAATCATTGACTAAGATACAAAATTCAGTGTCCGTGTAACCAAAGTTTAAGAGTGCCTCAACAAGGGGCGCTTTTTTTGTATCTTTATTCCTATTTAATGACAAGTTTTGTGTTGGTAAAATTGACCTTGTCAATGAATAGGAAGGAGTGAATTCTGCTGGGGAAGATACTTGATGCAAAAGCACTAACAAGTACCATGGACGCAAGGGCAAAACACTATCAGGAACTCCGTGAACAAATGGTTGATTTAAAAAAGGCACTACAAGGCGTGGCAAATCTCGGTGATGATTTCACTGGAAAAGGTGCCGATAACATTAAAAGCTTTTATAAAGAGCTGTCTGGAAATGTGGACATGTTTATCAGTTTTATTGATAAACAAATAGCCTTTCATGATGGTGTATCTGGTACGCTTGATGATACGAGCTTTGGCGGGGACACCTTTGTAGAAGAACACTTTTTAGACAATGCAGTACATATGGGAATCAAAAATTCCAAAAGCATTGTGAAGGATCAAAAAAAGGCACTCAAAACGATTTTCGAAGATATTGATGACCTCATATCTCTAGAGGTATTTGATAGTAAAACCTTTGATGAAAAGATTGCAGATGCGGAAGACGAACGAAAAAAGACGGTTAAAGATTTAATAGAGCTTGATCAAAATCTAAAAGATGAATATGCTTTGTCAGAGACTGAGGAGAAGGCTACAATGGCATTGTATGCAGAAATGATCAATGCTACGAATGACGGGAAATCCATTTCACCTATGAATTTTGATAAAAAAGCATTTCAAGATAGTGAAATCTATAAGGCAAAAAGCGATATTGAGAAGCAAACTTCTGAATATCTAAAAATCAAAAAAGATCAAGAAGAAGCCCGCGAGATCGCAAAGGAACAGGAAGCGCTCGCCAACCGTCCTTGGTATGAAAAAGCCCTTGATTACGGTGGGAATATCGTTAATGAGCTGACAGGCGTGAACGATGCAAAACGTGCCGCAACAGGTGTTGACCCGATCACAGGTGAAGAACTAACGTCAGGCCAGCGTGTCGCCGCAGGCGGCATGGCGGCAGCCGGCTACATCCCAATTGTCGGCTGGGCAGGGCGCATTTTTAAAGGCGGAAAAGCGATATATAAAACTTCTAAAGCCACATCAGCTGCAGTAAGAGCGGTCGACATCTACAAGACGTCACAAAAATCTTTTGATGCCCTAAAGACATCCCAAAAAGGTTTATACGGGCTCACCGCGACCAACGGCTTCAGCGAAGCGATTACAGGTCGAGACATGTTTGGAAACAAGGTCTCGAAAGAACAGCAGGAAGCCAGTATGAATACGGCGCTTGCAATTCTTTTACCGTTTGGTATGAAAGGACCTATAAAGAAAACTCCAGGAGTTATCCAAAAGTCAAATAAACAAATTAGTGAAAGCTATGATGAAATAAAGAGATTCAGGGAAAAAGCGGGATTAAAACCTTATGCTATTGATTCTGGTGATACGGTAGCAGCAGTTAAAGTTAATGACAGGACATTTTTTGGAGTGAATTCTACTATCACTAAAGAGTCCCAACAAGCAACAAGAGAGCTAAGACAAAAGTGGTTAAAAGAAGTACAATGGGTTCCACCTAAAAAGAGTTCCCCTAAACATTTAGGCCATGCTCAGTCATTGACACATGCAGAATCTCATTCATTAATTAGAGCTTTTGAAAAGGAAGGTCAATTACCGCAAAAAGTAACTATGTTTGTAGATAGGAAGACTTGCAATATTTGTAGAGGGGAAATGCCAGCCTTGCTAAAAAGGTTGGGGGTTGATGAATTAGAAGTTTATAGTGGTGGATTAGAAAAACCTTTAGTTATCAAAGCAACTAAATAAGGAGGAAATTTCGTGATTGTATATAACGGACCAGTTGAAGAACCAATTGAAAATCCAGGAGAAGAATTTATTAAAAATATTTTCTTTGAAAAAGAAGCGGATTATTGGAAACAAGGAAGTGGAGATTCTTGTTTTGAGATAGAAGGAGAAGATGAATGGCTTATTTTCTTTTATGATGAGCCATATGGATTCTTTATCATGAGACATCCTGATTATTTAGTCCCTTTGAATAAGGATGTTGAAATAGAAACAATAGAGCATTTGGTTGGTGGAGAACCAATGAAAGTACCATCATGCAGTTATGTAAGTCGAGAAGAAGCATATAGAATTGTTCAACACTTTTTAAGTACAAAAACTATGCCTGATTTTGTTGAATGGGTTGATTTATATGACATCGATTTTGAACATGATTTTTAAAACTAGAGTGTCCATCTTTATGGGCACTTTTTTATTTGCATTGCAGAGAAAAAGCCGACAAAAAGGGGGATAAAATGGGGACCTTTTTTCATGTGTGGATCATCATATGATAGAGACAAGCAAAACGAACGTGAATAATTTGTCCAGAAGGAAGAACCTGCGGACGCTGATCATTGAGCACTCTAAGTGCCTTGGTTGGTGTCCGCTTTTTTTATTGGGAGACGCGCCTTTCCCTTATCAATGGCGTATCTGGATACGGAACAAAGGTGTTGAGGAATGTGGCCATACGAGAGGGACATTCTGAGCCTGGATAGCAGCTGGTCTGCGGCGGCCGTATCGAGGACAGTTTTTCATTTTATTTGATGATTGACTGTACTTGGCATCCTCTCGGAGTGTAGTCATCATTCAAAAATCTATTTAAGCGAATAGCGTAAGGTGGTGCTTATTCGGCAAGGAGAGTATGAACATGAAGATCAGGGATTCTGTTTCTAAAGAGACATTAAAGCAATTTAAAAGCATTGCTCCTGGTTCTAATAGAAAGAAGGAGAACGATGCTGATCCCATTACGAATAGGGAATGGGAAGAAATCATGGGAACGAGACGCGAAACGTATCAACGACAAGGCGGCCGTATCCGGAGGAAACGATGATTTGAGGGGAACAGTCGTCTTTTGGGTGTATGGCTGCACGTGCTTTGGTGAGGGATAGGAGCGCAAAAATATAAAAAGGGAGATGATGAGCATGGCATCAAAGTTTGGTGTATCTGCTAATCCGAAAAAAGCGAATCATACTTTAGGAAAGGACAAGGTTGTGGTTGTTGCGATTCAGAATCACAATGATTACATTTGTGGGCCAAACCTTATTCCTCAACGTAAAGTTGATGGTAAATGGGTCACAATCAAAACGAATTCACCTAGCCCGCTTAACCCAAGCGAAAAACAGTACGATGAATTCGACATCAAGGAATCACTTGATAACAAGAAAGGCACTTATCGATTCAGAGTTGACGTAGAGCGCTACGACAAGAATGGCAATCATGTTGAAACAGTTGGTACATTCTATACAAACGAATTTTACGTTAAATAGAACCAATTCACTGAACACCTGAAAATTTCCAAATCGCCTCCGATATAAGTTTAGGAGGTGATTCTTTTGAACGAATCTAATGAAAACGAAGAACAAATGCTATTTGGTCAGATTAAAGACGTGTCAATGTATTTGCTGCGCTTTGGGAAGAATATACATAAAGCAAATATTAATGAACAAACAGCATTCAAAGAGAAAGTTAAGAAGTATCATAGTAGTGAAAAAATCAACATGCTTTTGAAGAGGCTTGAAGAAGAGCTCGATACTCATAAAGCTTCAAGTCATTTTACTACTGCTTTTTTTACAATTTTGGCTGTAATAATAGGTAGTACAATAAATTATGGTCTCAGTTTGGCAGACGCTGAAGGAGCAGCGCCATTGATTATATTAATGACCTTTTATACTGCTATTATAGTTTGGGGTTATCAATCTATAACTCATTCAATAAAGCTAAAAAAAGCGAACAGATATAAAACATTGCTACTAGAGTGCTTAGATGAAATATCTGAAAAGGAAAGCAAAAGACGTTTCTTAAAATTAACAAACAAGTATCGGACACTTTAGGAGATCGCTTTTTCGTTCGACAAATTTTGCGAATAGTTCTATTTACTTATTTTCTGCCGATATAAAGTCGGGAGGGATAGTATGGATATTAGAGCAATTGAAATATTTGAAATTGAAATTAAAAGACAATGTGATATCTTTTTAATGTCTGTTGAATACTTGAATGAATGTATCAATACAGAGGAGAGGTATGAAGCAGGAAAAATTTGGTATCACATTCAATCTTTCTTGACATCTTCCGCCAACATCTCAAAATTATTATGGGGAGTTAAGAGTGAGATCAGTGATTCTCGAAAAGAATTGAGAAGAAAACTAGGTGTATCAGAAGACTCTAAATTAAAACACAGGAAAATGAGAAACTTCTTTGAACACTTTGATGAGCATATAGAAGAATGGGTAAGAAATGGTCGTAGCTCTATATTTATTGATTCAAATATTGGACCGAAAACAGCTATTGGTATTGTTGATTCAGGTGAATATCAATTTATGAGAAATTTTGATCATGAAACAGGTATAATTACTTTTAAACAACATGAATATGACATGAAAGAAATAATTGAAGAAATTTATAAAATTTATACATTAAACTTCGTAGAGTAGGCGCCCAATTAGGGTGCTTTTTTGTTCCCTGTAAACTAATTAGCTTTATAAAGTTGGTCAAAATAAACATAGAATGTGGTCGAGTAAGAGAGTTTCGTTCGACAAATTTTGCGATATATTCTAAAGTCCTTTTTCCTGTCGATATAATTATAGGGTGAATAATTATGTTTTCAAAATATGGAGACCACAAGTATTTTAAAAAATACATAAAAAAAAGATACGGAAATATAAGATGGCTTACTCTAGCGAAAAGAGAGGAAAAAATTAAGCAAATAGTTTTTGATCATAGTAAGTTGGAAATTAAAAGGATGCTAAGAGCAGCGCAGAATAGCATCGATGAAGACAATAATCATCAGCCATTTTTTCTTGTACCATTTACCATAATAACTTCCATGGTTACATTAATATCATCAGTATGGATAAATTATACGAATAATACTGTTAATAACATTAGTCAAGTATCCTTAAAGTTATTTGAAAAAAAGATTGAAAAGGAGATAGAGCCTTCGGACATTAATGAGATTATTGAAAGTTTGAGTATGTATGGTCCCTATCAAGGTAATATCAAAGTATTATTGTGGATTTTTAATATTGTATTAGTAGGCTTCTTTATTTATTTTTTTATTCGAGCATGGAATTCCTCATATCGTTATAATGTAAAGGCTTTGATGGAAGATTGCTTAGATGTTTACGATGAAGTAAAAACAAAACAAATATTAGAAATTAAATAAGAGAAAAATAATTCAAACTCAAACTTAATTTAGCAGCTCGGAGGTGGGTGATATGTAATGGCTAGACCGCGTGACCCAAGAAGAGATGAAGCTTTTCGTCTTTGGAAAGAGAGCGATGGAGCCCGCTTGCTTAAAGACATTGCAGATGAGTTGGGTGTGACAAGCAGCACAGTCCGTAAATGGAAAGCGAACGATAAATGGGAAGAAAAATTCAAAGGGAGCGCTCCTAAATTAAATAGGAGCGCTCCTTTACGTTCCGGCGCACCTAAAGGGAACAAAAACGCTAAAGGAAACAAAGGTGGTAAAGCGCCAACTGGTAACCAAAATGCTAAAGGTAATAGGGGAGGTGCAGCTCCAAAAGGAAATAAAAATTCTTTACGCACGGGTGAATATGAATCAATCATGTTCGATTATATGGACGACACAGAAAAGGAGCTCTTTGAACAGATTGAGACCGATCCGCTCTATCAGATTGAATTGACCATACGTGAGCTTAGTATTCGAGAGCGTCGCATGATGCGCAGGATCATGAAGTATGAAAATGGGTTAACCGATAATCAAAGACGTGTACTACAGCAACTTAGGAAGACAAAAGACGTTGCGCCATCCACAAGTGAGAATGGTGTTGTCAAATACGTTCCGATTATCAATGAACGTCTTGTAGTCACTGAGGTCGAAGAAACTCAATTACCTGTGATTGACCGCATTCTAGAAATAGAGGAAGCATTGACGCGAGTAACAGACAAGCGTCTTAAAGCCATTAGGCAGAAACACGACATAATGAAAACTATGTCAGAGCATGAATTGAGACTCAGAGGTCTTGATCTTGCAAACCGAACGAGAGAGGCAGAGCTGGAGCGGATCACCGCTCGCCCTGTTGATGACTCTGTACAAATAACGATTAAGCGTAAGAATAAAGGTGATGGCTGATGGTTCAAATGATGGAGAAGGAAGTCAATCCACACTTTGAAGATTTTCTCTTTGATTGGGATCAGAAGTTTCAATTCTTGGTGGGCGGTTACGGCTCCTCCAAAAGCTATCATATTGCCCTGAAGCTCATTCTGAAACTGCTAGATGAAAAGAGAACAGCCCTTGTGATTCGTGAAGTCTATGACACGCACAGAGATTCAACGTTTTCTTTATTTGAAGAGATCGTGAATGATCTTGGGCTTGATCATGTCATTCAATGCCGGACATCACCGCTCATGCTTAAATTCCATAATGGGAGCCGGATCATTTTCAAAGGTCTGGACAAGCCAGCCAAATTGAAGTCGATCAACAACATCTCGATCATATGGATTGAAGAGTGTTCAGAAGTGAAGTATGAGGGATTCAAGGAGCTGCTTGGTCGTTTGCGTCATCCGACGCTGCAGCTGCACATGATCCTATCGACGAATCCCGTCGGCCAGGATAACTGGACGTACAGACATTTCTTTAAGGACGATCAAAACAACCGCTTCATCCTGGATGATGAAAGATTATACAAAGAGCGAACGATCGCTATCAACGATACGTACTATCATCATTCTACAGCTGAAGACAACTTGTTCCTTCCGGTCAGCTATATTAAGCAGCTGGATGAACTAAAAGAATATGATCCCGACCTTTATCGAATAGCTCGAAAAGGTCATTTTGGCATTAACGGTATACGTGTGCTGCCACAATTTGAGGTGCAGCCGCATGAAGATGTGATGCTGGCCATCTCAAATATTAATCGTCCTTTGCTTAGAGCAGGCATGGACTTTGGTTTCGTAGAGTCATATAACGCAGTTGTCAGGTTGGCTGTTGATCACGAGAAGAAGTATCTATATATCTATTGGGAGTATTACGATCGTGGCAAGACTGATGATGTTACTGTCGAGGACTTGAAAGAGTTCGTCGAAACAAAAGAGCTGATCAAGGCTGATAATGAACAGAAGACAATCGCATATTTCCGCAAGATGGGATACAACATGGTGGCCGCTCATAAGTTCCAAGGATCACGCTTGCAGTATACCAAGAAGATCAAGCGGTTTAAGAAAATCATTTGTTCCGACTCATGCAAAAACACGATCTATGAGCTTCAGCCGCTCACGTACAAGACGGACAAGCGCGGCAATATCATAGAGGACGAGTTTCAGATTGACCCACATACTTTTTCAGCCATCTGGTATGCGTTAGATGACTATGAGGTCACCGATCTGAAAGAGCAGCCTAAAGAGCGGAAACGCCCTAATAGAGAAAGGAGGTCGATGAGAAGGCTATGACAAAACATGTGAAAGCTACTGTGTTTAAAGCAGACATCTCTCAAACTACGAAACAAATTCATGATGATAGTTTTAACTATGATGCTGATGGATTGATCGAGCCGCCGTACAATATCACAGAGCTCAAACAAATAGCTGAGTATTCTACCATTCTTCAGCAATGCATTGATGCATATAAAACAAACATTCTAGGTTTCGGCTTAGGAATTGAATATGTCTTTGATTTCAACGCTGAAGATGCACCAGAAGGAAAGAAAGCCGCTGCTGAAAAAGAATGGATGAGGCTTGAGGAGCTTGTGCGATACATGAACTATGATGAATCAGCCGAAGTGGTTCTAGGATATGTGATAGAAGATCGGGAGCGGACAGGGAATGGCTTTCTTGAAGTGTTACGTAATGGTACAGGGCAACCAGCAGGGATAGAGTATTTGGATGCTCAACACATGCGAATATGTAAGATAGGCGATCCTGTCGAAATTGACTTTAAATATACCGATCAGGGTCAAGTCAAATCTCTCAAAAGAATGAAGCGGTTCAGAAAGTATGTGCAGCAGATAAACACTAAAAAAGTATTCTTCAAAGAGTACGGCGATCCAAGAACAATGAACGCTGCTACGGGAGAATACAGCGAAGACACTCCTTCTAATCTTGTAGCAAGCGAAGTCATCCACTTTAAGATTGGCAGCGGTACATATGGTGTTCCTCGTTGGATTGGTAACATTGTCAATATGTACGGTGCGCGTAAAGCTGAAGAACTGAACTATCTGTACTTTAAACAAGGTCGTCATGTGCCGGCTGCAATTACTGTAGAGAATGGAATGCTATCTGAAGCATCATATGAACAGCTGCAAGAGTACATGAATGGCATCGAGGGTTCAGACAATGCACATAAATTCCTTTTGCTTGAAGTCGAAGGGATTCCTAAAAAGAAAAAAGACGAAGTAAGCAATGACGAAGATCCTGCACCTGTGAAAGTTGAAATAAAATCACTGGCCGAGATTCTCCAGGAGGATGCGCTGTTCCTTGAATATGATGAGAAGACTAGAAACAAGATACGTTCCTCATTCCGTCTGCCGCCGATCTACACAGGCGAGTCACAGGATTATAACAAGGCGACAGCCGATACCGCTCGAAAGACTACAGAGGAACAGGTATTTCAGCCAGAGCGAATGATCATCACTGGAAAGCTCAATACACTCTTTCTTCCTGATCTTGATCTCTGGCATGTGCGACTCATATTAAATGGTCCTGACTTTCGTGATCCGCTCGAAATCGCAAAGGTACTTACGCCGTTTATTCAAGCAGGAGCGGTTTCACCGAATGACCTGCGTGATCTGGCTGGCCGTATTCTTGGGAAAACATTAGAAGAATGGCCAGAGGAAGAATATCACCGACCAATTGAGGCTAAGCCAAAGGCATCAACTAGCTTGCTTGATACGGTTCTTCAAAAGTCTGCGGGTTCCCAAGAAGATCTGATCCATCTCTTAAAAGATGTTAGGGATGAACTAGAGGAGATGCGCAAGTGAGCAAGATCGATCAGCTGATAAAAAACATCAATACCTTTGTACAAAAAGAGGAGGCAGATGAGGTCGAGGAACTCAAAGCTGCGGTGGCTGATTTCCCCGAACTGCAAGACATTCCCTCTTTGGTAGAAGAGTACGAGAAAACCACCGCAAAACTTCTCAGATTGCAACGAAGGACGTTTTTGAATGAACTGAATGGTTTTATATCCAAGGACGATTCGGAGACGTTAGAATCAATTCTAGCGTTCTTTCAAAATGACTTGTTTGCAGCTGATGAATTTGCGGAGCTGTTCGGAAAAGAAACGGCCATATTCTTGACTTTGACTGTCACGCAGCTGGCTGAGAAGATCATGCATTCCATTGATGCAGATATTCCATTCAAGGTGCTTTCTGAGAAAACTGAACAGTGGATTGAATCGTGGTCGCAGGAGTTGGCGCAGCTGATGAAGCTGAATACTCATACGGCCATTGAGCAAACGCTGAAGGAAGGAATAAAAGAAGGCCGCTCTATCCAAGAAATTGAACTGGAGCTGAAGGACCTTCCTGAATTTAGCCGGAAGCGCGCACGTGTAACAGCCGTAACAGAAGTATTGACCGCTTCTTCCGTCGCTCAACATGAATCCTACGTCCAATCCCCGGCAGTAACGGGGAAGAAGTGGAAGCACAGCGGTGGGAAGAAGAATCAGTCGAGAGAAAGTCATGTGCAGCTAGACGGCACGATCATCCCTCTCGATGAAGAATTCGAGATACCAGGCAGCGGAGAGCGGTGCATGTTTCCAAGAGATACAAAGCTCACGCCAAAAGAGCGAGTAAATTGTCATTGTGCAGTTGGTCCTGTGGTTGATCCAGTTATTCTAGGATTGTCAGCTGAGGAAAAAGAAGAGATTAGAAGAAAAGACTTACAAAACATGGAATGAAATAGTATAATATCCTCATTACTTTGGGAATGAGGGGAAATATGAGTTGGCTTGAATTCTTTTCTTCAGTACTTACTTCAGGATCAGTAGCAACTATTATAGTGGTTTCTATTTTAAGAAGACCTTTAACTGTAATACTTAGTAGGGTTGGTAGTTTGTTGAGTTTGAAATATAAAGATGTTCTTCATCTTGATTTTGCAAAAACTTTAGATGAAATTGAGCAAAAGGATAATGTAATAGAAGCTGATCAAAATGAAAGTGCACCAAAAGAAAATGGTCATATGGCTAATAATACTGAAACAAAAAAACAAAATTACGGATATAAAAGATTTTTCGCAACATTGGCGATTAGGTCTCCAAAGCAAGCTGTTTATTCAGCTTGGTTAGAAATTGAGAAAGAACTAACATACTTGTTAAATAGTTTAAACGAAGATGTAATAGAGGATATACCTACGACAGTTCAATATCTTCTTGAAACTAACAATATAACAGATTCTATGGGTAATATTATCCTTAACTTATGGAATTTAAAAAATGATGTATTAAAAAACCCAGATTCAATATTTCTTGATTTTAAGGAAGCTAATAGGTACTGTACTTTAGCAATTAAAATGATTAAACAGTTGAAGATAATTAATGAAACTAATTTTAATTAATGAAGCAACTGTCTGATTAAAAGGCAGCTTTTAACTTTTGAAAGGAGGTGAATGAATTGCCACGCGAATTGATAAATGCGAAGATCACACACGTATCATATGTAGACAAGGCTGCTAATCAAAAGCAGTTCTTTTTTATGAAGTCAGAAAAACAGCCAGATTTTCAAAAAGAGATCAAGGTCATTGCGAAGGCTGATGATGCACAGCGTCTTGTGTACGGCATTGTATATGAACCAAACGTAGCGGATGCACATGGGGATTACATGACACCAGTAGAAATTGAGAAAGCCGCTCATGGGTTCCTGAAGGATGCACGTGAGATCGACAAGCAGCACGACTTCCAAGGCGGTGTCGGGGAAGTCGTTGAATCGTACATTGCTCCGTCTGACTTTGAAATGGGAGATGAGCTTATCAAGAAAGGATCGTGGGTCCTTGTGACAAAAGCATCTGATGAAATTTGGGAACAGATTCAAAAGGGTGAGATCACCGGATACTCAATGGCCGGAACAGCGGATATAGGAAAACAAGAGGATCACAAGCCAGCTTCTGATGAGAAGGGGCTTTTTTCTTTGCTCAAAAACTTCTTTCTTAAAGGAGAAGTAAAGAACCGATACGACAAAGGCCGCATGCGTCGTGAGTTTTGGGCGGCACAAGATGCACTGAATTCCGTTTTGTATAAATGGGATTCTTACGAGGATGATGGTTTAGAAACTGATCCTGAAAAAGTAAGAGCAGCACTGGAAGACTTTGTGGAAATTACACAAGAGATTTTGCTTACTGATGACTTGGCTGGGATCCAAACTGATCCACCTGAAGAAGTCGCAAAAGCAGGTAGAAAGTTCTCTGCTGCTAACTTAACTGAATTGAAAAATGCAAGAGCCGCTATCGACAATCTGTTGAGTCAAGCGGAAGAGAAGAAGGAGGAAGAAGACGTGAACAAAGAAGATTTGCAAAAGATGCTAGATGACACAATTGCACCGGTTGTAAAGCGTCTGGATGACCTTGAAAAAGGCGAAGACGAGCAGCTGGATGAAGCTGTTGCAAAAGAAATGGCCGCAGCTGTAGAGAAGGCATTGGCACCAGTGGTTGATAGAGTCGAAGCGCTTGAAAAAGCACGTCCGCAAGGCAATGGAGTAGGAGATCAACAACAACAAGACGTACAAAAATCTGAAACGGTATGGGGCGGCTTGCTTTAAGCCGAGAAAAAGGAGGAACTAGAGTGAGAAATCAAGAGGTAATTAACAAAGCGGAAGTGACGCTTGGGACGTTAAAAACAGGCGGTCTAATGAATCCAACCCAATCTAGCACATTTATTCGTATGGTGCAAAATGCACCAACATTGCTGCAAGATGCACGTGTCATTCCGATGGATGGCGATGCACAAAAAATCGAAAAAATCGGTTTTGGTCAGCGGATTCTTCGTCCTGGTGTGGAAGGAAAAGCAGTTCCAGCAAGTGATCGAGTTGCACCAACAACAAGCACTGTGGAGCTTAATGCAAAAGAAGTCATCGCAGAAGTGAATATTACTTATGACACACTTGAAAACAACATCGAGGGCGATGCTTTGCAAAACACCATCATGCAAATGCTTGCTGAACGAGCTGCAGTAGATATTGAAGAATTGATCTTAAATGGTGATACATCGTCATCTGATACTTACCTTGCGCAGCTTGATGGTATCCGCAAGCAAGCGACATCTCATATCGTAGATGTTGCTGGTGAACCACTTACACGCCAAGTATTCAAACAAGGATACAAAGCTGTTCCACCAAAATATTTGCGAGTCCCACAAGAGTTCCGTTTCTATTCTTCCCCAGGGCAAGAGGTCGAATGGAAAGACAAAGTAGCGGATCGTCAAACAAATTTAGGAGATGCAGCAGTACAAGGTGGGCTTTCTTCTGCATTCGGTGTTCCAGTCAAAGGAATTGCAAATATGCAACCGTATGATGCGGACGGCACAGATGTTTCAGATATTTTATTGACTCATCCAAAAAACATCATCTTGGGCTTCTCTCGTAATATCCGTATTGAGGTTGATAAAGACATCCGTAATCGTAAGTTCATTATCGTCCTTACTGCGAAGCTCGACAGCAAATTTGAGGAAGAAGATGCTGTTGCTAAGATCATCAAGGTCAAGGAGTGATCAATATGTATACAGCGGTTTTGATCAAAGGAAAGACATACTCTGTAATGGGTCATGTCTTTCTTTTAAATCAGGAGAAAGAGATTGAGAAAAAGGTATTTCAATATCTCAATGGTAATGAGTTCTTTGATTGTAAGCAGCTTGATGTTCCTGATGATGATAAGCCTGTGAAAGATGAAGAACCAAAAGAGACTGAAGAAGAACCGGCACAAGAAACAAAAACCTACACTGAATCAGAACTGAAGGGCATGAACAAAACTGAACAAGAAGCCATTGTTATTGATCTTGGCGGCGATCCGTCTCAACTCAAAGATAAGAGTGAGAGAATTGCCTTCATCCTTGAACATCAACAGCAGCAAGAAAAAACAGGAGAGTAAGGCTGATGCTGATCTCTCCTGAAGATGTTAGGGCGTATACCGTATTCGAGAGTGTGAAAAACCGCTCGGATGAACTATTGGAAAGTGACATCATCGAAGCTGAAGCTGAGGTATTTAAGATCGTAGGTCATGATTTCACAAGTGAAAAATATCAGCCACTTCCTGAAAAGGCGAAGATCGCATTGATTAAAATGGCGCAGTTCTTCGCGTTGATCAACGGTGATGAATCAATCATAAAAGGGTACAAGTCGGAAAAGATCGGTGACTATTCATACACCTTGGCAGACGGGAATGCCGTTTCAAAGCCAGATGTGTATAACCTGTTGATAGATTTCATTGAGCCAATTGATCCACCGGAAGATCCGGCAAGTGTAAGAATGAGGTTGAGATCGCTATGAGCTATCAATCGTTTTTAACGGATCGATGCGACATATATCACTTGCAAACAGAGCAGCTGTCAAAAGATCGCTATGGAATACCTGTCCAAGATGCGCAGCCGCTCTTTTCATATCCTGATGAGCCTGATGAGCCTGATCAAGCATGTTACTTCACAGAGAGAAATCAAAACATCACACAGCAGGAGCCAAACGCAACCATTCATCAATCGTACCTTGTTCATTTTCCTAGTAATGCTGATGTCCGAATAAATGACAAAGTAGTATGGGAAGGCATTACTTTGAAACTGCAAAAGCCTAGGAAGATCAAAAACCATCATATCGAGGTGGTAGCGATGAGGAGTGAAAGCCTATGAGGATTGATGGTCTTGATCAGTTCATAGAGGATTTGAATGCAGCTGTTAATGGCGGCTTGCAAGCAGAGTATGAAGAGTGGCTTGAAGGAATGGGTTATGAGTTCCTAGATATTGTTCAGGATGAGGTCATTCGTACAAAAACGGTAGATGCTCGTCGCTTGCTTAACTCATTTCAAAAGGGAGACCAAGAAAACGTATTTTCTATGAGCAGCGGCGGTCTCACCCTGGATGTAGGAACCAACTTGGAATATGCATCTTACACAAACGATGGACACTTTACGATTGATCCTAGTAAAAATCAGGACAGACGATGGGTTCCTGGCAGATGGGTTGGTGACCGCTTTGAATACGATCCAAACGCTGAAACAGGAATGCTTTTAAAGTTCCAGTGGATTGAGGGTAGCGGCTATTGGGATAATGCGTTGGCCATCTTTGGACAGATGTTTGAACAATCACTAGATCGCAAGCTGCAGCAATGGATGGATCAACAATTTGGGCGGTGATGGAATGAATCAAGAAGTCGGCTCCATCATGCATTATTGTTACAAGCGGTTTCCTGTGAAGGTCTACGAAAAGAAAATTCCGGAACAGTTCCAGGTCCCATCGATGTACTTTCCGGCAGCTTGGGTCAATACAAGAAATGATACTGTTTCAACGTTTCTTAAAACCTACACGCTGCATATTAAAGTGTTTCACAAGGACTCTGAGCAGGCTCATGATGCAGCTGAATCGATTGTAGATGCCTTGTCAGCTGATCGGAATATCATTCAGATGGTTGCTGAAGACGGTGAACCGCTCGATCAATATATGCGAATCAAGAGAGCAGAAACTAGGAATGGTGATCAAGGCGTGGCAACGATCGTCCTCACATGGGATAGTGCCTATTGGTACAACCGAGACGAGCAACCGAGCCTAGACGACATAAATTTTTCAGATGGGGTGATAAAAAGTGGCCAAGAATAAAAATGAATCACAGGTGAAAGAAGAAAAAGTGACACCGGTTATTCCAAAGGAACCAGGGTTCTCATTTGAAGCCTTGAAAGAGCACAGCAAGGAATTGTTTGGCGTAAAGCCTGAAATCCTTGAAGGTGCTCTTTTTTATATCAAAGATCAACCAATTACAAAAACAGAAGCAAAGAAGCAGATTGATGCTTTTTTGTCTAAGGAGGTTTAAGCATGAATGGAGGTACTTTCACGCCAGGTACAGAGAAAAAGCGTCCTGGTATCTACTTCAATTTTAAAACCACAGCACAGCAGCGTATCACGTTAGGTGATCGCGGCACCGTTGCACTTCCAATCACAATGAGCTGGGGAGAGCCGAAGACGTTTATCTCTATCTCAGGCATCGAGGACTTAAATAAAAAAGTCGGATTAAACATCGATGACAAATCACTGCTTCTTTTCCGAGAAGCCAAGAAAAAAGCACAAACAGTCTTGCTTTATCGCTTGAATGAGGGTGAACCTGCAAAGGCTCAGATCAGCGAGAATTTCAACGTTCTTGCCAATTATGGCGGGCAGAAAGGTAATGAGGTGACAATCCAAGTCACTGAAAACGTATTGGATAGCTCGAAGCGTGATGTGGTGACTTACGTGAGTACAGATATTGTTGATAAACAGGTTGTTACTGATGTCAAAGAACTGCAGCAAAACAAATATGTTTCGTTCTCTGGTGAAGGTGAAGTGACAATCACTGCTGGTGTAACACTGAGCGGTGGGAAAAACGGTGTTCCAAGCGTGGCAGATTACACAGCATTCCTTGAAGCAGCTGAAACAGAATACTTTGACGTGATCGCGCTGCCTAATAACACTAGTGAGCAGTTAAAAGCGACATTTGTGGCTTTCATCAAGCGGCTGCGTGATGATCAAGGGCGTAAGGTGCAAGGCGTTGTGGCTAACTATGCAGCTGATCATGAAGGAATTATCAATGTCACAAGCGGTGTCGTGCTGGAAGATGGCACAGAGATCACACCAGCCAAAGCAACAGCATGGGTGGCCGGTGCATCTGCAGGAGCCAACTTCAATCAATCACTGACCTTTGTTGAATATGAAGGGGCTGTTGATACGTTAGAGCGTCTTGATAATGATCAAGTGGAATACCGCTTGTCACAAGGCGAATTCTTGTTCACGTTTGATGCGCGTGATCGCACAGTAAGCGTTGAGAAGGACATTAACTCCTTAACGACTTATACAACCGAGAAGAACAAGACATTCGCTAAAAACAAGATCATTCGTGTGCTTGATGCGATCAACAATGATCTCACACGTGAATTGAAGGATTTAATTAAATTACGCAAAGCAAATGGAAATGACATTCCTGCATCTGATGATGGGCTGCAGCTGGTGAAAACACTCATCACACAATATCTCACGCAGATCCAAGATGGATCTGGAATCACTGGCTTTGATTCTGAAACGGATATCGCGATCAGCTTGAATGAAGATCGTGACGGTTTCTTGATTGATCTAGCTGTTCAACCAGTTGATGCAGCTGAAAAATTCTATTTCAATGTAGAGGTGAAATAAGATGGCTTTTAAAGCGCAGAATACCATTTCAGGTAAGGAAGGGCGTCTTTTCCTCGATGGTGAGGAATTGGCGTTTATTAAAACATTTGAGGCGAACGTGGAGAAGAATAAATCAGAAGTTAACGTTATGGGCCGTCGTATGACCGGTCACAAGACAACCGGTGCGAATGGTACTGGCACAGCGACTTTCTATAAAGTCACATCACGTTTCGTTCAGTTGATGCTGAACTATGTAAAGAAAGGACAAGATCCGTACTTCACCATTCAAGCTGTACTGGATGACAAATCATCCGGCCGCGGCACCGAGCGTGTCACATTGTTTGATGTGAACTTTGATTCTGCAAAGATCGCGGGGCTTGATGTGGATTCAGAAGCACTTGAAGAAGAGGTTCCTTTCACGTTTGAGGACTTTGATCTTCCTGAAAAGCTGAAGGATTCATTTTAATTCGTTTTATGGTATTAGCGAATTCGCCAAGTAATGTTAGCGAATTTAAAAGAATTGTGTTAAAATGCAGTTGTAATGAAGTATGACTTATTTCAGACAAAAGTATGTTTACATGCAAAGCAACTTGCATAAAATAAAAAGAAGCCAGGATGCGTCAACATCCCGGCAATGTACAATGAGGCCCTCAAGGGGCTGGCTTATCGTATAGGTTCTTTAGGTAGACTTCCCTTTAACCTTCCACAGCTCAAGGGGAGTCTATTTTTTGTCTATATACGTCAACAAAGTAAAGATAAACATCCCGAATAAAAGCATTAGGGAAATCGCTTCAAATGTTGACATAAGCCTCACCCCCTTCCTATCGGGGATGAGCCAGACACCCTTGAGCAAAGCCGTTCAATTGTACGAGTTATATTATACATGAAAAGATTGGAAAGCACATTCAAAAAATGGATGTGCTTTTTTGCATTCAAAAAAACAAATCAAAGGGAGTTTTTAAACATGAGCGAAAAACAAACAAACAACGTATATGATCTTTCATTCTTTATGCCAGGACAAACAACAGAAGCGGAAGAAGTCAAATCCATTATCTCAAAGCGTTTCGTTGATAAAGAAGGTAAAGTGATTCCATTCGTATTCAAAGCGATCACAACTGAGCGCATCGATGAGCTGGAGAAAGAAAACACGACTTTTAAAAATGTTAAAGGTCGTGGACGTGTGAAAGACTTGGATTCTCAACGCTTCTACGCACGTATTGCGGTTGAATCTACTATCTATCCTGATTTCAAATCAAAGGAATTGCGTGAAGCATACAGCACCCAAGATCCAGTCGAAGTGGCAAAGCGTGTCCTGTCTGTCGGTGGTGAATATGCGAACTGGTTAAACAAAGCAATTGAGGTTAACGGTTTTGAAGACGAGATTGAGGACCTTGAAACAGAAGCAAAAAACTAATAAAGGACGGGAACAAAGAGGCTGTGTATCTGTATTACTGCATGCATGAGCTTCATTACTCCCCGTCTGAACTCTTAGAGGTCTATGAAGCGCCAAGGCGTTTCAAGGGCTTTTTATTTGGGTTGATAGCCCATAAACTTGAAGTGTTAGAAAAGGAATCGAAGAAAGGAGGATAAGACATGGCTCGTTTAACCGCTCGGTTTGAATTACAAGACCGGATCACGCGTAAATTGCGTTTGATCAGAGGGGACTTAGAACGACTTGATAGATTGCGCCGCAGATCAGAGCGGCCAATCACTCTAAGAATCAGGGACAATGCCACAATTGCATTAAGACGTGTGCAGCGGTTTGTATTGCGCGATCTTGCGCGAACTTATCAGCTGACGCTTGATGTCAATGATCTGGCCACAAAAGCACTACGAAAGTTCAATGGCTTCTTACAACGCAAGATGCCGCGTACTCATAGCGTGCTGATGCGCATCAAAGATCTGGCAACACCAGGGCTTGTCAGATTACGTCGTTATATCAATCGCAATTTGGGCAAAGTTCAGCAATTTACCATAGCCGTATATGATCGGGCATCTGCAAGCATTAGGCGCATTGCTTCATATGCAGCACGTCAGCTTGGTCGGGGCTACAGCTATACCATTAGAGCTGTTGATATGGTTCGACGAACAGTCAGCCGTATAGCGTCTTATACTCGGAATACCCTCGGTACTGAATACAGGGTGGCGATTAATGCGATTGATCGTTTCACCGCTCCAGTACGTGGGGCTGTCTCATTTGCGAATACCCATTTGGGACGGACTTACACAACCACAATCAAGGTTCTGGATCTTATCACAAAGCCATTGAGAGGGATCGTGTCAGCTGTCACCAGCACACTTGGTTTGCTTGGAGTGGGTGCCGGTGCAACAGGCGGTATTGTTGTGCCGCTCAAAATGGTGGCGGATCGACAGAACATGACCACGGCTTTTGAAACACTGCTCGGTAGCAGAGGAAAAGCAGATGCACGGCTGGACGAGTTGACAGCCTTTGCTGGTCAAACGCCATTTACTCGTGATGAGATTTATGAGTCAAGTCGAGTTCTTCAGGTGTTTACGGGCAATGCCCTTTCGACTACTGAAGGTATGAAGCTAGTTGGGGATGTTGCCGCAGGTGTTCAGCGACCGTTCTCAGAAGTTGCGCTATGGATGGGGCGTTTATATGACGGCATTAAATCGGGGCGTCCTATCGGTGACGCAACGGCAGCGCTTCAGGAAATGGGGGCGATCTCTGGTGATGCCAGAGGTAAGCTCGAAAAACTTGCAAAGAGCGGCAAGGACATAAATAAAACGTGGCCAGAAGTAACAAAAGAGTTTGGCAAATACAACGACATGATGATCAAAATGTCGGACAACTTGGCCAACTTATTCTTAGGTGTTAAATCATTCATCAATAACAGCATCCTTATGCCTTGGGGTAAAGGGCTTGTAGCTGCGTTCCAACCTGCACTAGAAGCATTTAGAACGTGGCGCGGGGAATATTCCTTTGTGCTGACTGATCTATCAAACAAAGCTGAAAAGGCGGGAAAGAAATTTGCTAACAGCTTCCTTGATCCGACGAAGAATGTTTTCGGATTCATTGGAGATCAGTTTAAGATTTTGTTCCCTGGAGAAAAACTTTCCAAGAAGCAAATGAAAGAACTGAAGGTCAAATTTAAGGATAATCCCAAATTGCAGAAACACTTTGAACAGCTAGAAAAATACAGGAAAATGGACTTTGAAACTCGGTGGAAGCTCGTCATAGATAATACCAAAGACGTATTTGGCGAATGGTGGGAAAAGACAGGAAAGCCTGGTCTTTTCAAAATGGCCGAGAATGTCGGGAAGACTTACGGTGGCATCATAAATGGTGTGATCAACGGTCTACTTGGTATTGATGACAAATCATCCGAGGACAGTTTCACTGATGCAGGAGCCAAAGCAGGGCGTATTTTCATTGAATCCTTTTTAGAAGCTCTTGATCCAGCGCAATTGGGAATTCGTATCACCAAGAAGATCGGTGAGATCAACTTGAATGCTCTCACAGGAGAAGGATCAATTGCTGGTGCTTTGATTGCCAATGCGTTTGCGCTTGCGTTCTTAGGAAAAGTGGCCACTTTATTAAAACCGCTTAAATCCATTCTTTCAGGAGCCTTTGCTGTCTATAAGTGGGGCAAAGGTTTAAGAGGAGGAATGGGAGCAGGAACAAGCGGTGGTGTAATCGGAGGAGCTGGAGGAGCAGGGCGACCGCCAAGGAACCAACGACCTCCTGAATATCGTCAGCCTTGGATCAATAGAGGGGAGCCGGTACGTCCAACAACGCCAAACCAAGGGCGTGGCGGTGGATTCTTCGGGAATATTGGTAAAGGCGCAAAGAGCATCGGAAAACGTATTCCTATTCTCGGTACACTGATTGCGGCCACAGAACTGATCGGCATCAACAATGATAATAAAGGTGAAAAGATCGGTGGATTCACAGGAAATCTAGGTGGCGGTATCGGTGGTGCGGCAATCGGAACAATGATCGCACCTGGTATCGGAACCGTCATCGGTGGAATCTTAGGAAGCATCTTTGGCGGTGATCTTGGCAAATGGATTGGAAAGATGTTCGACAACGGAACTATCAAGAAAAAATGGGATGAGATCGTCAAATGGTCAGAGGATGCAATCAAGTGGATTAAAGATACATGGAAAGATATTTCAACTTGGTTCAATGACAACGTTGCTGAACCAATTGGTGGTTTTTTTGAAAAAGCATGGACAAAAATTAAAACCACTTGGGAGAAAGTCTCTAACTGGTTCATGGAAAAAGTATTCATACCTATTTATAACTTTGTTGTACCAATCATCAACTTTGTTGTTGGTGTTTTCACCGTTGCTTGGAACATTATTAAAACCATATGGGGTGTTGCATCAACTTGGTTCATGGAAAAGGTATGGAAACCATATGGTCAATATGCAGTAGAAGCCATTGGTGTGGTATGGAATAAACTTGTTGATACATGGAATTGGATCAAAGAGACATGGGGAGTATTGTCTGAATGGTTTAATGAATATGTGTGGACACCATTTAAGACATATGCCATTCCAGCAATCATGTTTATCTGGAATCTATTCAAAGGTACATGGAACTGGATTAAAACAACATGGGTGATACTTGCAACTTGGTTTGATGAGTATGTATGGCAACCGTTTAAAACTTACGCTTTGCCAGCCATTATCTTTATATGGAATTTGTTTAAAAATACGTGGAACTGGATTAAAACCACTTGGATTATTCTTGCCAAATGGTTTGATGAATACGTGTGGCAACCATATAAAAAATATGCAGAACCAGCGATTTCCTTTGTATGGGAGAAATTCCAAGATGCCTGGAGAATTATCAAAGGTATCTGGAAGACAGTGAGTGGATGGTTTGAAGAGAAAGTATTTAATCCATTAAAAAAGCATGCTGAGAACTTAAAAAAGACATGGCAAGGAATCTTTGGAGTTGTAGGAAATGTAGTCGGTAAAATTAAAGAAACCAACGGAAATGTATTTAAATTTTTTGAAAAAACAGGTGAAGAAAAGACAGGATATAAAAAAATCCCTACTAAGGGGAAAAAGCCAGATCAGAAAGCCACCGGTGGTTATATCACAAAGCCAACACTTTCATGGATAGGTGAAGCGGGGAAAGAGTTTGTCATCCCGACTGAAAACAATAAAGGTCGAGGAAAGATGTTGCTTGCTCAGGCTGCTTCTCACCTTGGAATGTCTGTTGTGCCAAACGGTGCATCACCAACCTCTCCAGCAAGCTCATCATCTCCTATGAGACCGGCAGCTGCTTCAGCAGTTTCCACTTCTGCAAGTGGATCAGTATCAATTGGAGACGCGGGCAACGCATCAAAATACGGGGAACAGTTTAGCACTGACTTTGAAAAAGGGTTAAACAGCAAAGTCGTTTCGCTTGAACAGTGGAAACAAGCCAATATCAAGCAACCATTTACTCAAATTCAGACATCGACTCCGCAGTATGGAGCGCAAACTGTCACCGGCTTTGCTGCAGGTCAAAACATGACACCAACTGGCACAGGTCAATTCTTAGATCAAAATGTAAGACAACCTTTCTTATCTGCCCGACAAGAGTCACCTACATGGGGCGGTGGACTGATTGACTCATTCAATAGCGGTATGAGGTCAAAAGGAAGCGAAGTGACACAAGCGGCCAAGGACATGGCGAAGAAAGTAGAACAGGCGTTTAGAGAAGAATTAGATATTCATTCTCCTTCACGTGTCATGATGAGTCTTGGGAAATTCGCATCAATCGGTGTCGTCAAAGGTCTTGATTCAGTTGATGTAAAGAAATTCGCAGAGAATCAAGCCGGTTCCTTGATCGCTGCATTTAGTGGAATGGGCGCATCTAATCTGAGTGTTCAACAATGGCTTATGGCAGCTCTGATGGCAACCGGTACATCTATGAGCTGGTTACCTGGTTTGATGACGATCGCACAGAATGAGTCACGTGGAAACCCGAAAGCGATCAACCTATGGGATTCAAACGCCAAGAGAGGAACGCCGTCTAAAGGATTGATGCAGACCATTGATCCGACCTTTAATTCAAACAAGGCAAGTGGCATGAACGACATCTGGAACCCGATTCATAATGCTGCAGCTGCTATCAACTACATTAAAGGTAGATATGGAAGTGTCTATAATACGCCTGGTCTTAGAAGTATCAGAAACGGGGGACCATATAAGGGCTATGCAAATGGTGGATTGATTACTCAGGAACAGATAGCTAGAGTTGGTGAAGGAAACAAGCGTGAATGGATTATTCCTGAAGAACGTGGGATTCGTGGTCGTTACTTGTTGGCGCAAGCTGCACAGGCGCTTGGAATGGATGTATATGATCCGGCCACCGCTACATCATCTGAGCTTTCACAAGGGCAGGTGCAAACAGTAACAGATGGCACAGCAAATGCACCGTCAGCTTCTGGTGGATCAAAACAGATCATCATTAATTTTAATGGTGAGCAGCATTATCATAATGGCCAAGACGCAGATGGCCTTGCAGAGAAGATCAAACAGATGCTTATTGATGAGTTAGAGAATGAAATCAACACAGGAACGAAGGGAGTCGTGATCGATGGCTAAATCAAAATATCAAATGTGGATTTCGCAAGGGAAGGACAAATTACGATTCCCTGTTCTTCCTGAGAAATTGGAACTCAATAACAACGTACAAAATGAATCTATCAAAGTATCAAAATTTGGCGAGCTCACATTCTTGGATGTACCAGGGGCTCGCCAAATTTCATTTACAGCCTTTTTTCCGAAGAAGTATACACCGATCGCTGAATATAAAAGTATTCCATCTCCAGAAAATGCGATTGCCAAAATAGAGCGATTCATGAAGTCAAAAAAGCCTGTACGCTTTATTGTCACAGGAACCAAAATCAATATGCAATGTAGCATAGAAAGCTTCAATCACAATGAAGGTACTTATGATGTGGGCGATCGTGAATTTACCCTGCAGCTGAAAGAATACAAAACGGCATCACCTAGAAAAATCAAACGGAAAGCCAAAAAGAGCAGCAAAAAACGCAGCTCAAAAGGCGCACCAAAAGTGTACACCGTTAAAAAGGGTGATACTTTGTGGGATATTTCTGGCCGTTTCTATGGTGACAGCACAAAATGGCGGCGCATTTGGAATGCGAATAAAGCTGCGATGATCAAACGAAGTAGACGCAATATTAGACAACCAGGGCATTGGATTTTCCCTGGTCAAAAATTAAAAATACCACAATAGGGGGGCTGACATTGATTGAGCTTTTTGCCATCAGAAGCGGGACCATGTATGAGCTTGTGACAGAGAGTGTGACACTTCGGGGGCAAAGGTATCAGGCTCCCCGCTCAATACAATCAACAATCGTTACAAAACAAGGAAGTCAAAAGTATTACAGCATCAAAGAAGGAGACACGGTTCTTTTCAAGTGGAAAGGAAAAGAACTCTTTCGAGGAACAGTGTTTGCAAGAACACCGAAGGACGAAAAGCTCATTTTTACTGCTTATGACATGCTTCAGTATTTGGTGAAGAACCAGGATGTGTATGTATTTTCAAATAAGAGAGCTGATCAAATAATGAAGCGGCTTGGTCAAGATTTTCAGATCCCGATGACGTCGATCGCTAACACTGGCCATGTCATTAAATCACTTGTATTCAAAAACGATACAAGCCTTTATGACATCATCCTGCAGGCGTTGAAAGAAACAAAGAAGCAAACAGGGCGTAACTATCAAATCTATTCTGCTAAAGGAAAGATGGGGCTGAGAGCGTGGCCTGATCCGTCCGAAGTATGGGTCATTGAATCAGGCGTGAATCTCATTGATTATCAATACAGCACATCGATTGAGGAAACGGCCACACGTGTGAAGATGAGAGCGACACGTGTGGAAAAAATCAAAGTTTTAAAGAAGGAAAAAAAGAAATCGAAGTCTACAGATAAAGAAAAAGATAAGAGAACGACTAAAACCACGAAGCCGAAAACTATCACTCAAAAGAAAGAGATTGAGATGTTGGCTGTGGCGAATGATAGTGCTGCTAGAAGTAAATACGGCATCCTGCAGCACGTCGAAAGAGTGTCAGGGGAAATCAATCAGGCACAGCTGCAAAAGAGGGCTGATGTTCGTCTCTCACAGAAAAAGGGCGTGAAAAAAGAACTCAAAAGTATCCAAGCTCTAGGTATTCCTGGATTACAAAGCGGTATGCCAGTTCGTATCATCATTCCTGATATCGGTATCAAAAAAACGTACTGGATCGATCAAGACAGCCATGAATTTAAAGGAACCAAACACACCATGACGATTGATGTCGTTGAAAAGAATACGATCCCAACGGGGAACCAGACATGAAACTAAGCGAGGCAATTAAGCGATTGGCTGTCGATGCTGTTGATGCACAATCGCCAACTGACTTGATACTTGGTGATGTGGTGTCTGTTTCCCCTCTTAGTGTTCGACTCAATGAGAATGATAAACTCATCATTCCTGAAGAACTTCTCATCTGGCCAGCCCGCTTAGACGATGGAGAAGATGATGAGCTAGAAGAAGGCGATAGTGTCATGGTCCTTGCGATGACAGGCGGCCAAACGTTTTACATCTTAGATAAAGTAGTAGGAGGTGGTTCATGATGGCACTCTCTCCAGAAGAAGAAATTGAAGATTTTGAGGAGGATGAAGAGGACATTGTTGAACCTTCGACCACCTACCGTATCGACTTCGATTCAGGACGTCTAACTAATGAAAAGATTAATGGCCTCGATGCCATTCGCCAATTCGTCTATATGGCTTTGCGAACAGAACGATATTCGCATGCTGTTTATAGCCATGATGTAGGATGTGAAGTGCAGGAAGCTGTGTCTGATGAAGAATCAACGGACGAATACAAGGAAATGGAGATCCCGCGGCTCATTGAAGAAGCTCTTTTAGTAGATGAAAGAATCGAAAGTGTTCAAGACTTTGAGATCACTAAAGAGGGTGCAGCCTTTAAGGTGGTCTTTGATGTTGTGACAGATGAAGGGACCTTGGAGATCGAGGAGGTGATTGGCGAAGATGTTTGAAGATCAGTCTTATGAAGCCATCATGGAGCGAATGCTGGAACGTATACCCGATGATATTGATAAACGTGAAAACAGCGTGATATGGAATGCGTTGGCTCCTGCAGCTGCGGAACTTGCTCAATCTTATATATGGCTAGATCAGGTATTCGATCTTGTATTTGCGGATACAGCGCAGGGAGAATTTTTAGATAGAAGAGCTGCTGAAGTGGGGATCACTCGTAAAGCGGCCACAAGTGCTGTATGGTCTATCGATGTGACACCTGACACTATCAGAATACCAATTGGCTCAAGGTTCTACATTGACAGTCTATATTTTCAATATCAATCTGACGGCACGCTGAAGTGTGAAACAACTGGTGCTGTAGGAAATGGGAATTTTGCAGAGCTGCCGCTCCTCTCGCTCGATAACATACCAGGATTAGAATCTGTCATCTTTGAAGAATTGAAGATACCAGGGCAAGAGGAAGAAGATGATGAAGCTCTTTATGAACGGTACTTGATGAGGGCAAGACGTGAAGCTGTCAGTGCCAACAAAGCACACTATAAAAAGTGGGCTGAAGAAGTAGAAGGAGTTGGGAGAGCGAAGGTTTTTCCTCTCTGGAATGGGGAAGGCACAGTGAAAGTTGTCATCACAGATGGGAATTTTGATGTTGCGACGGATCTGCTCGTCAATAAGGTCCAAGAGTACATTGATCCGGTTCCAGGAGAAGGGGAAGGCCAAGCACCAATCGGGGCTACTGCCACCGTTGAAAGCGCCAAGTGGAAAGATGTTGAGGTGTCCGTATCGGTGGAGCTTAAAATGGACTATTCACTTGAAGATGCTCAACAAGAAATAGAAGAGAAGATCAAGGACCTCTTGAAATCACTTGCCTTTGAAGAAAATGTGATCAGAATGTCAGCGATTAATGACATTTTGTATCATGCGGATAGTGTGTCTGATTATGCGGATGTATTGATCAACGGTGAGGCAAAGAACTTACCGCTTCAGGACATTGAAATTCCGCGTCTAGGGCAGGTGAACGTCATTGAGCAAGCTTGATGAAATGAAGTCTTATCTTCCTGCCTATCTAACGGAGATCACTGAATTTGATGAATTAATGAAATCAGAGGCTCCTGAGATGGAAAGGCTAGACGATTCTATTTTTGATATGACTGATCAGCTTTTTCCGATCACAGCAACAGGGGGGCTGAATCGGTGGGAAAGGATGCTGAAGGTGCAGCGTGAGTCAGGTGACTCGATTGAATTGCGAAGGGCACGTATTTTGAATCTCATGTCCAACATTCCACCGATCACATACGCATCTTTAGAAAGGGCTGTGAATCGCTTTCTGAAGAATCCTAGCGCAGTGGTTCGTCTAACAACTGGCCGCTATCATTTTTCCCTTCGTGTTAATTTGGATGACCTGCAAAACACCAGGTATATTGTAGAAACGCTTGAAAACTTGAAGCCAGCTCATTTGGCTTACAAATTCACAAGCGTTCATCACACAGACGTTAACGAAATAAAAGATTATCATAACCGGCTCACACTGCGCAGCAGAGTGGGCTTTTTTGATCACATCCCGATCTTGCTGAATGGAGAGTTTTTACTTAATGGCACTTTTTATTTGAGCGGATCGCGCAATTCAACAGATATTCCAGTGCGCTTCCGGCAATCTTTAAAGCTGGCCATGAAGCTCAAAAAAGAAATGAAAGTTCTTGGACGTACAAGATATGTCATGGTAGGAGCCAAACACGAAACGGATCAACAAGCTGCTCTTACGCTTCGATTACGCTTCAATCATGTTAGGAAAGAAAAAAAGAAAATGACATTCCGCATGGCTTCTCATGTATCAAATGAGCAAAGCGGAAGTGTAATCATTAAGCAGAAATATTGGACGCTTGATGGATCGGTACCGCTCGACGGTTCAAAATATCTAGCTGCCACGTCCAAACAAATAGATTTATAAAGGAGGATCATTATGGCTGATCAATTAACCGTTACAACGCTTTATGCTCGCCAACAAATGGGGAAGGCTAGAGCGGAGGGAACGAAGCTCACAAAAGTGGTCAAGATGGCTTTTGGGAATGGTGGAACTAAGGACGGAAAGCCAATCTCTCTGGATGGAACAGAACAAGAACTCAAAAATGAACTTGTTCAAAAGGACATTGATTCCTATAAATTCATGGAGCCGGCGAAGATCCGGTACACGTGCACCATCGCTGAAGGAGAGCTTGCTGGGGAAATAATTAATGAGTTGGCTCTTGTTGATGAAGATGGAAAGTTTACGGCAATCCGCACCATGACAGACAAACAAAAAGACGGTGACATTGAATTCATCTTTGAGATTGATGATATTTACTAGGAAAGGAGTGCTCATCGATGGATATTAAATCTCCTAAGACTTTTGAAACAAGCGACAAAGCTCATGCGGATCTGTTCAATGACATGGTGAAGGTATTACTTGAAAATGACTCTGGACTGTTAGATCAGATTATTGAACATATTGGCGATACTCAGCCACATGCATCTGCAGCAGAGAAGAAGAAATGGAATGAATCGCAGTTATATAAGATCACAGCTGATGACGGCAAATACTTGATATCTGTTCCAGCTGACAAAAATATTTATGATGCAATAAAAGACAAAGGGACCTGTACTTTCATTGCATCCCCAGGTGTAGAAGATTCCCCAGCGCCTAGCAATGCCTATTTGAGAGGGATACAGACTGTTGGCCAAAACAATATCGGAACTGGTTTTGCGGTAGATACGTCAGGTAATGCGTATTACTTCTACTATAATTCTAGCCATATATCAATCACTTGGACGCAGCTTCCGACATCAGCTGAAAAAGATAAATGGAATAGTGGCCAACTGTATAAAATCACTCAAGATTCGGGTGATCGTAAGCCGCTTCCAACTGTTTTGAATGGAACGGATGTATTGTCTTTACCCCCTGGCCGTTATTTTGCAGCTGGTCAATATCTTACAAACATGCCGATCACAAACGATTCGTCATGGTTCAACATTGATGTTGAAAGAGCGGGCACTCGAAAAAATTTCCACGTCATAAGAAGTGTTGATAATGTGCATTGGTATGGAACAGTACACACAGACGGTTCATTTAAAGGCTGGGAACGAATGCTGACTGAAAAAGATGCAAAGCTCAATTGGAAGTATCCTACGATCGGCAACGGTTGGAAAACATATCAGTCTGAGGTCAATAATGATTATCGGGTACGTGTTGCAAAAGATGCGCTTGGAACTGTTACTGTTAAGGGAGCAATTGCCGGAGGGACATTAGGTGATGTACCTGCCTTTATGTTACCAGAAGGATGTGAACCAGTTGCTCCTTTCTACAATCTTGGAGTCGCTTCAAGTACCGGTGGTTTTAAAGGACCTCAATATAGTAGACAATATATCGCAACTGATGGCCGTTTTTGCATACAAAGCACAAGCAGCAATACTGAGTTTATTGTTGTGAATTGTATGTTTAAGGCAAAGGAGGGATAAATCATATGAAGCCAATATACGCGTACGATGAGCAATTTAAGTATATACCTGGTGGAGATAAAGAAATACCCGATGATGCTGAAATTCCAGAGGGGTTTACGGATGTACAACCTCAAGAAGGGTTATATATAGCGGAATATAATCCCGGAAGCAAGACATGGAGTGAGTCGGCAACCCAGGAATACATTGATAGCTTACAAGTAGAGCAACCACCAGATGATATAGATTTATTAAAACAGCAAAATGCGGTGTTAACAAAACAAGTTGCACAATTATCAAAAGACGCAGCTGAAGCAAAGATTCGTGAGGCTAAGATGGCCAAGCAATTTGCGCAGTTGATGATGGAACTTGAATCTTTGAAAGGTGGTGATTCAAAATGATGTATCCAACATTAAGTGATATAAAACAGTTCTGGGAATGGAGGTGTTATGAACCGCCGGACATCGCGTTTTATGTTGATATTGGCTATATCACAATTGCAGACTATGAAGAAATAACGGGAGAACAGTACGAAGCCTAGACGGGCTTTTTATTTTGCCTTCTTTAAGGGGGTGGACAAAGTGAGGGAGTAGGTGAGCATGGTGGAAATGGATTTGGCTCAATATTTGATGACACAAGGACCATTTGCGGTTCTTTTTTGTTGGGTTCTGTTTTATGTTCTCAACACGACAAAAGAAAGAGAAAACAAGCTCAATGAGCAAATTGAGGCACAAAATGAAGTCTTAGCAAAGTTTAGTGAGAAGTATGACGTGGTGATCGATAAACTCGATAAAATTGAACGGAATTTAAAATAGTAGGAGGAAACAATTATGAAAAACTTCGACAAAGGCACTGTGATCCGTACAGTGCTTCTTTTTATGGCACTAATCAACCAGGCGCTTATCGTATTTGGCAAGCCAATCTTGCCAATCAGTGAGGACCAAGTCACTTCGTTGGGTGAGACATTGTACCTTGCTGGCTCAATGATCTTTACAATCATAACAACCCTGGTGGCATGGTTTAAAAACAACTATGTGACTGACAAAGGCAAGTTACAAAAAGAAGTCCTGAAACAAAAAGGATTAACGAGATAA